GCCTAATAAAGCTTGTAGCTGTGCATCGGCTTTTTGCAGTTGTTCATCTGCCAACTTTCGTTGAGATGCCATTTCTTGAGACTTTCTAGTTAAAGATGCTTCCTGGCCATAGAGTCTTTTTAGGTCTTTGACGGATGCCTGTTTGACTTCACCGTCGACTGTGATTTCTACCAGCGCGTTTTCATCGAGGACTTGGACTTCTTCAGTTTCTTCTTCTTCTGAATCGTCGTCGTCTTCTTCATCGTCGGCTTCTTCTTCGTCTTGGTTTTCATCATCTTGTTCAGGGTCCTCATCGTCCTCGTCAGATTCTAAGTTTTCTTCATCTTCAGTTTCGACAGACTCTTCTACCTCAGTCTCACTAGTAGTTTCGTCTGGTGCCTCTTGGTCTTCTTCGGATAGCTTTTCAGCGTCCTCCCAACTTCCAAGAATTGCTTCCGCAGCATCATCAACAGTATGTGCTGCTTCAGTGTTGGAATTTTGATTGACGTTATCTAATAAAGACATAGTCTATTCCTCCTCTGCTTGTTGCTCAGTTTTACTGCGGATTTCATCACGGACAGACACCATTTGATGCATAGTATCGATGACGTCTCTCAGTGCCCTATATTGATAATAAACAGCCGTTCTCTTCTCAGTCTCGTCAGGCGCAGTGCTGACAAAAGAATTAAACGAGTTTTCTACCAGGGTATTTACCACAGTGTTAAAGGCATCGCTCCGTAGTATTTCTTCAGAGGCGGTGCCCAGGTGAATCATTTTTTCTTCATCGGTCATTTGTCTCTCCTTAAAAGACAGGGGTTTAACCATTCGGTGATGCAATGGCCGTTATCTCATCGGCCTGCTGAGCCAATACAAGCTCGGCAGAGTCGATTAGTTTCTTATGTCTCAGCTGCTCCTCTTTCAGGTCTAAGTTGTCAGACTGTATTGCATGCTGGTTTTCAACTTTGGCTTTCTCTAGCTCAATCTTCATCTGACTAATTTGTGCTTCCACTTGTGCCTTAGTTTCTGCCAGAGCAGTTTGACGCTCTTGTAACTCAAGCTGCTTTTGAGCCATCTGCATTTGCATTTCTACTGCAGGGTCTGGTCCTTCTTCAGGCAGGCTTTGTGGATTAGTTAGGTAGTTACCTACTTCCTTAATGCCTGAAAGCTCCATGATTTTAGAGGCCAGCTCGTACTGGTTTTGCTGCTGGTACATTTTGGAAAGGTTTGGGTCTGACGTCATAAGCGTGTGCAGCGCCAGGTACTTCTGAGCTTCTTTCTCTTGCTCTCCATAACCCAGGTGCAGCTCGACGGCCACATCACGTTTCTCTCGCCACTTACGTGGGTCGCATGCAACGTAAGAACCGCTTAGCTCGACAATACGCTCTTGAGATTCATTCTCGCAGACCAATTCATACACCAGGCTATACAGTGGTTTAACAAACTGCACAGCAAAGTTTCTAGCGATAATCTTTTGACGCTGCTGTGACATGGTGGCTAATTGCTCGACCATTGCAGCAGAATTTTGCTGGCTCAGGGCGTCTTTGTTTAGGCCCTGTGATATTTTAGATACACCTGTGGTGTCTTCTTTATCTTCGTCCAGCATTTGTATTGTTTGGAAGATAAACGGGTTAAGACTTGACTGGGGCATCGGGGCAATGGCGTCAGGTCTTGATATGTTTACGATGCCTCCCACACGATTATCAATAAGCTCACGGGGGTTAGTTAAACCACCTTTCACTACTGTGTAGCGTGGGTTATTTGTAATCATTGCATGGTCCAGGATAGACCTGGTTAACACTGTTCTAGCATTCTGTGTAGCAACTACTTTGTCAGCAAAGTTATTACCATAGAATGAGTGCGGTGTTGGTAGAGGTACAAAAGTTACAAATGGCTTCCTAATGACTTTCTCTTTATCTAAAAGTACATTGCCTGCTTTAATAACTTTATATAGCTCAGCGACTCCAGTGCCTTCGACGTCTATCATGATGTATGCTTCGTAAACCATGACACTACGGACCTGGTCCTGGTGGTCTTTGCTAGCGTTTCTAAAATTACCTACATTGTCAAAACGTGCTAGTACCTCAGGGTCAGTCTCTAGGTCGACATCTGTGTGGTCACCAATCTTTTCTATTAACTTCTCGGAGTAACCTTCAAGACGTAAATCTGACAATGTCTTTTTGGTCCGGTGGGCACAGAAAGTTACATCGTCCAGGCTTTTGGCTTGTGACTCAATAAGAAATTCTTCAGGCGCTACATTCTCAATAACTACCTGGCTAGTGTCACTTTCAATTCCGATGGTGCCTGAGTTTAACCCTAGCTCATCGGCTGTACTTTCTACTAGCTCGACGTTGTCCTGGGCTAACAATAGGTTTAGCTCAGAATCAGTAATGTCTTCAAACTCTTCGTAGCTAGTCTCTGTGCTGTTTTCCCAAAATACTTTTACTACGCCTGCCCTGGCAATAAGTGCATCGTGGATAGCTGTGGACATAACAGAGAACATGTCGTTTTGCCGGTGTACAACGTAGTCGGTGTACTCTGTGCAGACTTTGGCTTTTTCGACATCATCTTCATTCTGCGGTGCAAATCTTACGGTCTTGTTTCCGCTACTAAAACTTTCGAGTAGGGCTGCTTTAAGACTTTCAACAGCATCGTAGACGTCTAAAGAAACATACTTAGAATTACCATCGTGAGCTGGGCGGGGCAGCGTACCATTGTAGTAATCAATGATTTTAGCCCGTTCTGAGCTAAGCTCTGAATCTGCATAGCCAACAGATAAAGACACTTGCTGGTCTACTATGTTGACAATGCTGTTATCGTCGAGCTTTTTGTATTCCTTTTTTGCCATGTTCATACCATCTCTATGTAGTATTGGTCAGTGCTGTTAATAGGTTCCCACGCACCTTGATGCACGTAGTTAGCTAATGCCAGAGACATGACACAGTCGTCAAAACATCCAGACTCTGCCTGCATAGCACCTGACTCGGTGACTATGTAGGTCATCATCTCGCGTATAGTCACTTTGTCATTTAGCTCAATTTGTTCTTCTCTCATCGACGCTCGGAGCTGGTCGATAATCAAAGGTTTGGTTTTTGAGGTTGTAGAAAATCCAAGCTTTACGGTCTCTCTATCAGTTACCTTGTCGTGCTGAACCTCAGTATAAAAATTAGGGTAAGCCATATCTTTACCCAGACGTGTACAGGTCAATATGCCGTGTGAGTTGTTCTCAACACAGATATGAGCTTCGTTGTAGTACTCACCAAGCTTGTACAAAACTTCAGCAAAGTAATCTGGGTGGGCGTGGCCTCTCCAGGTTGCTACCTGGCGCTTTTTACTGTCCAGGACCTGGGCAACACTGTAGTCACCACCACGGACACCCATAGCCACGTCTGCACCAATGACATACTGCTCACCAGGTACATGTGGTCTCCAGGTAAACAATTCGCCACGGG